ATATAGTAGATGGCGTTATTCGTTTTGATGATTTAATACGAACTGATTATACACCTACTAACTTTTCAGCAGAACCTAAAAACTATTTATTAAGAGATGGTCATGTTGATTGGGATAAAATGCAAAACGCATTTATAGACCGAATACACCGAGAATGGTTAGAAGAACTTGGGTATGATCTAGGAAAATGTAGAGTTGAAAAAGAAACAAGAGAAATTATAAACCAAGAAGAAGTGGATTTAAAAAAAATTAATGATTTTGATGAAGGTTTAGCGTTAACAGAAAGCGCAACAATCTAATATGACAATAAAATATGAATTTAGCTGTAAAGAACCATCTTGGTCTTTAAATGTTGATGATGAATTCCAAACAACAATAGTTTCTGGTGATATAGGTAAAGTTATAGAACGAGATTCTATTAGTGATGTAATGAAACCAGAAAGTATTTCCTACGATAGTGAAAGTGATAAGGTTTTTGGTAGGACAAATAAACTTAGTCTAATTAAAGGTAAGATGAAAGGTGTGGTTTCTTGGAGTGATGATAATAATATAACTGAAACAGATGTTCAAAGAATGTTGACTTTGAATGAAAATGATAAAATTAAAGAGGGTGATTTTACTGAAAGCACATCTACCGAGTCTATTTCTAATAATGAATATGTTTTTACATATAAATTTGGTTCAGATTATGATGTAATTAGTCCTAACTCAAATAGATATTTAATAGCCACAAATACAAAAATAGAGGCTCTTGAAGACGATACTAGATTATTTTGTCTTAGGACAAAAACCGATGATTATGAAATAGATATTCTTGATATTTCTTCTGATGAAACAAAAACTATAAATAATGATTATAATGCAAATACGATAAAATATATTTATTTTAGTCAAGACTGCAAAATAGGTGAAACTGAAATAGACCAATATTCTTGTAGAAAATTTACAAGTAACTCTATTGAAGTAAAAAACACATCAGACAAAGTTTTAAGAGTTTTTTTAATATCGAGGTAACAATATGTGGAACTTAAGAAAAATAGGTAGATCAATAAATGACATTATAGGTATTTATAGTCTTAATGATAAACAAATGGAAGAAGATAAACTTGGGATTCCTGTCACAACACTATACAGAGAAATGCAATTCCCATTTGGTATTATAATGATGAATAAACAAACTAAAACAACTTTTGGTCAAGATGTTGTATGGGGCAGAAAACACAACGACAGAGAATATGTTGAAAAAACAGTTTTACCTAAATTAACAGACTTGGATTATTTAAAATCTTTACCTAAGAATACAGTAGGTGCAACTTATCATGAATTTATTAGTCATCATGGGCTTAGCGCATTATATGCTAATAGATTTAAAGATGAAGAAGTCAAATCTCGTCTTGATGTTGTAAGAACAAACTTATCTCGTCATGTTGTTATTACTCACGATATTTTACACACACTTTTTAAATACAATACTCATGCTCTAGGTGAAGCATTAATCCAGGAAGTCACAGGGGAACTTTTACATTTCAAGCCATCCCAAATAATTGGTTTCTTTGTTATGTTGGCGGTAGCAAAACGAGTTGGAGATTATAAAAGCACTTGGGCAGTTTATAAAGAATGTAAAGAAAATCTAAAAAAAGTTAATAAAGAACTTGCATTATATGGTCCATTAGAATTTCTTGAAAGTGATTTAGAGGAAGTTAGAAAAAAATTTGGTATTAGCGGAACACCCTTATATGACACATTCGAAAAAAGATATCATAACCATTTGACACCAACATCTTGTGTTGCTATTGATAAATGGGATTATTACAATGCGTGGGATCACATGAAAAAAGAAAGTAAGGAGGATAGTATCCAAGAGATATGAAATGGAACTGGCCCTTACTTAAAAAATTAAAAAGTTTTTATTCTAAACACGGATTAATAAAAACAATATTGTTTGTAATATTTATTTTTTTAGGAACAAAATTAATTATCATTAATTCTCTTATTTACATTGCTAATTCATTGTTTGGTTTTGGTTGGGAGTATGCTCCACTTCTAAACCTAATTAATTTTGATATAGGAGCAATAGTACCATCAGTTGTACCTGGACTATACCTAGGCTATTAACAATGACTATAAAAAATAAATTACGCCACTCTAAATTGTGGCAAATAATTATTTTTTTATATCTTTTAATAAAAATGTTAATACATGTTTGGAAAACTAGAGACAAGCCCTATGACAGAAGAAGAAATTAAAGCCATCAAAAGATATCTCGTTAATAAAGGTGAACAAGATAATTTTTATAAATTAGTAGATAAGTTAAAAGATGCATCCCTTGAGGACACTTTGGCAATTTATAATACATTAAAAGAAAAGAAAGTTAGACCTCAAGTATGGGCAGCTCTCGGTCTAGTCGACCGATTTTTTCTTTTGGCTTTTATACTAGGACGAAAAGATTTAGTTCATCTTTGGTTATTTGAACGCTGTAGAGAAGTAGAGCGTAATCCAGATAACCATTTAGATCTTTGGGCACGAGGACATTACAAAAGTACAATAATAACTTACGCTGGAGCAATCCAAGCGATGTTAGTCAACCCAGAGATAACAATTGGAATATTCTCACACACAAGACCAATTGCAAAATCTTTTTTAAGACAAATTAAAAGAGAACTTGAAAGTAGTGAGAAATTAAAACAACTTTACTCTGATGTTTTATGGAACAACGAAAAGCGTGAAGCTCCTAAATGGTCTGAGGATGATGGGATTGTAGTTAGAAGAAATTCAAATCCTAAAGAAGCAACAGTTGAAGCGTGGGGGTTAGTTGACGGACAACCGACTGGTCGTCACTTCCAATTAAGAGTGTACGATGATGTTGTGACACGAGAAAGTGTAACAACACCAGAGATGGTTAAGAAAACAACTGAGGCTTGGGAACTTTCAGATAACTTGGGTGTAGGAGATACATCAAGAGTTTGGACAATAGGTACTCGTTATCATTTAGCGGACACTTATCATTTTATGTTAGAGCGAGGAGTTTTTAAAGAACGGATTCATCCAGCGACTGAGAATGGAAAGTTAGAAGGTGTTCCAGTTTTTTTATCCCAAAAAGAATGGGAGAGAAAAAAGAAAACACAACCTACAACTGTATCTGCACAAATGTTGCAGAATCCAGCCGCAGGGAATGAATCAATGTTTGATATTGATTGGTTAAGAACTTATGAGATTAGACCAACAACATTAAATATTTATATTATGTGTGATCCAAGTAAAGGATCATCAAGAAGATCTGATAATACTGCTTTTGCAGTTATAGGTGTTGATGCCCAAAACAATAAATATTTATTAGATGGGTTTAGACATCGTATGAATTTATCAGAACGATGGACAAGTTTAAAAAATTTAAGAGCAAGGTGGACAAAAAGCCCCGGAGTAGTTTCAGTTCATTGCGGTTACGAACGCTATGGTATGCAATCCGATATTGAACATTTTCAACAAATGATGAAAATGGATAATAATTGGTTTGAAATAAAAGAATTAGCCTGGCCGAGATCTGGGGGAGGATCTAAACAAGATAGAGTTGAAAGACTAATCCCAGATATGTTGGATGGTCGTTTTTTTCTTCCAATAGTTGTATGGCATGAAGCATATAGAAAATCACTTTGGAAAACAAAAAATGGAACAGTTCAATATACCTCAATTGATTCAAAACATGATGAAAATATAAAAGAAAAAAAGAAGGGAAAAACTTTCGAACTCGCTGAACCAATAAAAAGAGTAAACGAGGAAAAAAAAGTTTATGACCTTACGAGGGATTTTATCGAAGAGTGTATTTACTTTCCGTATGGTGTCCATGATGATCTTATTGATTGTGTCAGTAGGATTTACGATATGGATATTAGCCCACCAAAATTTTACAAAACAGCGTATCTGGAACCAGATGCATTTTTCGACAGTTAAGGAGTGCGAAACTATAATGTGCGGAATTGGAAATAATGATAATAATGGAAGCAACGAAGGTAAAAGTACGGCTTTTAGTGCAGAAACAATGGCTAAGTTCAGCCCAGACACGGCAGCTAAGTTCCAAGGGCAAGGATTTAATCAAGCTATAGGTGAGGATTCGGCAAACATTAATGCACAAGCTGAAGCCTCATATGATGCTGGAACTCATATAGCCGCTGCACAAGATAGGGCAAACCTAGCCAGACAACAGGCTTATGCTGCAAGTGGTGGTTTTTTACATGGAGGGCCAGGAAGTCCAATGGATCCTAATTGGGGTAACTATACTGTAGGACAACAATTATCTCATATGTCAACAGCATTAGCTGGGACAATTAGTGATTTTGCTCAAGGTGCTTATGGTGCTTATTCAAATACTATAGGTAGTCCAATGGCTATGATAACTAGTTCATTGTTTGGACCAAACCCAAATATGCCCCATTGGTCAGACCACATGTTTGAACCAGGAGTAAGAAAAGATAAAGAAGATAAAGATAGAACTAGACCAAACGAAACTTTTTATTCTGGAGAAAATCAACCAGTACCGGATGCAATTAATACAGCACCAATTACTCATGTAGATGTTGAAGACATCGAACCAAGATTTATAGGCGGATTAATTGAAAAAGGAAAAGCATATTTAACTGGTGAACAAGGACCAGAACTTATTATAACTGGTGAGAACGGACAAGGAGAAATAATTCCTAACGAAGCAACTGTTCAGAACGGACAAGTTGTACCAATGCAAACAAGCGTTGTACCAATGCAAAGACCAAAACCTAGTGATCGTTTTTTAGGTGATTTTAGTTTTATACAAGATTTAGAAGGAACTAAATCACAAGGTTATGTACCAGTAGATAATGATGGTTTAGTTTTAGGACATTCTGGTGTTACAGTCGCAAGTGGTTTTGATTTAGGTCAACGTAGAAATGCTGATCTAAACGGATTACCAGAAGATATTATAAAAAAATTACAACCTTTCTTAGGTGTTAAAGGTCAAGATGCATTAAATTTAAATTATAAAGATTTAAATTTAACTGATGAAGAAGTTTCGATAGTAAATAAATTTGCTAAGAACGAAGCATTATTAGATTTAAATACTGCTTTTAGAAAAGAAACAGGTGAATCATTTTATAATTTACCCGAAGCTGCACAAACAGTTATTGCGTCAGTTGCATTCCAACATGGAGATTTATCTACCGCAGCACCAAACTTTTGGAAACAAATAACTAATGGTGATTGGAATGGGGCTATTGCTAATTTAGAAGATTGGGAAGGTACAGGTAAAGATAGTACATACCAAACAAGAAGAGAAAAAGAAGCTGATCTATTAAGAAAAATGCGCCCTGATAGTGAAAAAGAGGCTTCATTAAATGATGTAGCCCTTAAATACGGATTCGCCTAATGGCTGGTTCAGGTTGGGGATATGGCTCCTGGGGTGGTGGTCCTTGGGGTGTTGGGCAAATTATTGTCGGAACGGCTAGTTTAAGTTTAACTACATACCAAACTAGTTGGAAGTCTGACATGATTATTACTGTTGGGCACACAAGCCTAACAGGCACGACTACATTCCCAGTTACTTTGGAATTAGGCGCACAGCCAACTGCTGGAACAGTTGCTAATACAATAACAGGTTATGCACCTAATATTCTATTGGGAACTCCAATGGTTGTTACGGCTGGTACTGCAAGTTTAACTATTACAGAATACGCCCCAACACCAGAGTCTACTCCAATTATAGAACCTGGAGTAACATCAGTTACAATAACAGAATACGCCCCTACTCCAACTATGGATGCGAAAACATATCCTGGTGTTGGATCTACACTTGGGACAACAAGTTATCAAGTTTCTGTTGTTTGTGATGGCACACCTACTTTAGGTGTAGGTTCATTAACAATTTCTAGTAGTGCTCAAGGCTTAGAAATTGATAATACAATTCCTTTAGGAGTTGTATCATTATCGGTAACTGGAATTGATGTTTCTACTGTAACAGACCAAATAATTAATGTTGGTGTTGGTACAGCATTTAATACAACTGGTTATCAAGTTTCACTTACTTTAGACGCAAAACCTCAAGTTGGATATTTATCACTATTTGATTCAACATACCAAGTAAGTTTACAAATAGGTCAATCCATTGCTGCAGGCTTTGGAACGCTCAGTACAACTGGGCAACAAATTTCATTGTTGGCTGGACATAATGTTCCAGTTGGCGTGGGTAATATGAATTTTACAAATAATTACCCAATAATTGCTTTAGGTGGATCCGCAGATCCAGCAGGCAGATCAATTTTAATACAAAGCGAATCTAGAGGACTTACTGCCTCAAATAATTCTATTAATGGTCAAGACTTAGTTGTTTCTAATGTTGACCAAAACGATTTATCTAGAATTATAACTATCGATAATATCGAAAAAGGTGGTAATGATGTCCAAAAGGTTGCTTAACTAACATAGGAGAAAACATATGGCGGCAGGCTCATGGGTCATCTATAATGATGGCAAAGAAAGAATCATTAACGGAGATATCGATTTAAATGGAGATACTCTAAAATGTAAATTATTAACTTCAAGTTACTCACCAGCAGTAACACATTCAACAATTTCGGATTTAACGAATGAATGTGCTGATGGTGATTATTCAGCACAAACTGTAGGTGGGGCAGCAGTTACTGAAACTAGTGGTACAGTTACTTTTGATTGTACTGATATTACTTTTGGATCTAATGTAACAATTACAGCAAAATACGCAGCGATGTATTCAGACACACACGCAAGTGATGCTTTAATTTGTTATGTTGATTTAGATACTGGTGGAGGTTCTGTTTCATCAACATCTGGAACATTTACAATCGTAATCAATAATTCAGGCGTATTTACAGTAGCGTAATATGGCATACTTTGTAAAAGATCCAGACGAGATATTAGATTATCAGATCGACTGGACAACATTATTAGAAACTGGGGAAACTTTATCTACCAGCACTTGGACACCTGACGGAGGTTTAACTAAAGTCAGCGAAAGTCACACGGCTGCTGGAGTTTCCACAGTATTTGTTTCTGGTGGGACTAATGGAACTACTTACAAAGTTAAATGTGAAGTCACAACTTCTGCTGGAAGAACTTATAACCGAACAATTTTTGTAGAAATAAAGGACAAATAATATGAAAAAGAAAAAAAAGGATTATTAAATGGCTGGAAGAGAAATTAGTTGGATACAAATTGTATTAGATGCTGATCCAGATTTTTATAATATTGATTATAACACACCAGTAGTTTATGAATTCTCTGGAGGAAGAGAATTTAGAAATGAAGATTATCCAGATTAATGAGTGGTACATTAATAAAGCCCCTCTTGTATCAAGATGAGGCAAAGGATAAAGATGGTAACAAAGCAATTCCATTGGCAGATGTTGAATTATCTAAAAAAGTAGCTGAGAAATTACAAGAACATTATCCTGGCCACGCTTGGGGAGTAACGGCTTCTGTTGCTCAAGGCATAGTTACTATTCGTAATTTTGCTTTGACTGACAAACACGGATTTATTGTATTGATAGACAAGTTAAAAGGCGATCCAGGAATGAAATTAGTAGTTAATGCAGGTGGTGAATTTCTAGAACGCTACAATATTAAACGAGGTGCTGGTCCATACCATCACGAATTATATTAAAGGAAAAAATTATGGAAGAATATTCCGAAGAACATTCAAATTCAAATGATAAGAACCAAGAGTTTTTAAGTTTAGCTAAATCAGCTTATGAAAAATCAACTGATTTTATTAATGCTAATTTAAGAAAAGATTGGGAATCTAATATTAGAGCATTTAACTCTGAACATGCAAAAGGTTCAAAATATTCATCTGATAGTTACAAAAATAGAAGTAAAGTTTTTAGACCAAAGACTAGAGCGAGTGTTCGTAAAAATGAAGCGGCTTGTGCCGCAGCTTTCTTTTCTACTAAAGACATGGTTAATATTAGACCAGAAGATGATCGTGATCCTATTCAAGTAGCAAGTGCTAAAATAATGAATAAGATTATTAATTATCGTTTAGAAAAAACATTACCTTGGTTCTTAACTGTGGTGGGAGCATTCCAAGATGCACAAGTTACTGGAGTATGTATTTCTAAAAACTATTGGGAGTATTCAGAAAGAAAATTATCTACGGAATTTATTCCAGAAATAGATGAGAGAGGCTTACCTAAAATTGATGCAGAGGGAAATATTGTAGGTGAAGATAAAGATGAAATAGAAGTTTTAACTGACAAGCCAGTTGTCGAACTTATAGCCCCAGAAAATTTAAGAATTGATCCAGGTGCTGATTGGATGGATCCAATTAATAGTTCTCCATATCTTATTTATTGTATTCCAATGTATCTGCATGACATTAAAGCAAAGATGAGAGAAGTTGATCCTAAAACTGGAATGGGTAAATGGAAAAAATATTCAGATGAAATTATTATTGCGTCTGGTGAAGGTCATATGGATCATGATTCAACTCGTTCAGCAAGAGAAGAGCATAGAGAAGATTCTTTAGATAGTTCAAATAAAGCTATAGATGATTACGAAATTATTTGGGTTCATGAAAATTTTATTAAGAAGGATGGTAAAGATTGTCATTTTTATAGTTTATCAACTAAAAAATTATTAACTGCTCCTAGACCGCTTGATGAAGTTTACTTGCATGGTGTTAGACCATTCACAATGGGTTATACAGTACTTGAAGCCCATAAAATATATCCTCAATCAAAAGTTGCATTAACTTCTGAAATACAGAAAGAAACTAACGATATTGCGAATCAAAGACTTGACAATATTAAATTAGCACTAAATGGAAGAATGTTTGCTCGTCAAGGGCGGAATATTGATCTCAACGCTTTGGTTCGTAGTACCCCAGGCGGAGTGGTGCTTATGGAAGATCCAACAAGTGATGTTGTTGTTAATCGTCCACCAGATGTAACTCAATCAAGTTATATAGAACAAGATAGATTAAATTTAGATTTTGATGAATTGGCTGGAAACTTTTCGACAAGTTCAGTTCAATCAAATAAATCTTTAAATGAAACTGTTGGTGGTATGCAACTTATAAGTGGAGCTGCATCAGCAATAGGTGAATATGATTTAAGAATATTTTCTGAAACTTGGGTAGAACCTACTATACGTCAAATTGTACAATTAGAACAAGCATACGAAACTGATACAGTTGTTATGTCAATGGCAGCACAAGAAATTGATATGTACCAAACATTTGGAACAGACGAAATTACTGATGAAATCATAAAACAAAAATTATCTCTTAATGTAAATGTTGGTATTGGGTCTACTAATCCAATGGAGCAATTACAAAAATTTACTATGGGTGCTCAAACAGTTTCACAATTACTTGGACCGCTTGTAGCCCAATCATTAAATGTAAAAGAAATTATAACTGAAATATTCGGTAAACTTGGATACAAGGATGGAATGCGATTCTTTAACTTTGGTGAAGAAGATCCAAATGTACAGAATATGCAAGAACAAATTCAGCAATTAACAAAAGCATTAGAAGATAAAAGCATAGAATTACAAGCTAAAGTTCAAATTGCTCAAATTGCTGCGGACTCAAATATAAAAGAGCAAGAAATGGAAAACCAAGGTGATCTTATGTTAGAGCAAATGAAACAGCAAGGTGATAACCAACGCAAAAGGGCTGAACTAACTTTAAGAGAAGCTGAGAAAGCTCTTGATAGTCAAATTAAGCTCAAACAAGCAGACCAACAAGTTCAAATGACCTTAATTAATAATCAAAATAGGAGAGTATCGTAATGCAAAAATTGATAGATATAAAAGATAAGTTTATGTCAATGGCTAAGACAAAACAAATCGTAATTTTAATATGTGTTGTTGGATTAATAGTAATCCTTATAATTTAATAAACTAATCGTCCTCATGAAAACTCAAAGTGCGAAAGCAAAAGGTCGCAGACTCCAACAATGGGTTCGTGATCTATTAATTAAAACTTTTAATTTGCAAGAAGGTGATATCGAAAGCCGTTCAATGGGAGCGAGTGGCGAAGATATAATGATGTCACCTCTTGCAAGAAGTTATTTTCCTTATTCAATTGAATGTAAGAATACTGAAAAAATAAATGTATGGAAATCATACGAACAAGCGAAGTCAAATTCTAAACAATTCGAACCAATGCTTGTAATAAAAAGAAACAATTCAAAACCCTTAATTATTATTGACGCAGAATATTTTATACAATGGCAAAAAGATACAAACACTACCACGACCACGAACCTGGACCAAAAAAAAGAACCTCAATAGGTCAAAGTATAAGAACACGCCCAAAGAATAAAAATAAACGAAGAAATTTTAAACGCTACCGAGGACAAGGTAAGCGTAGATAAGGAGTCCCTCATGTCAACAAAATTAGATTTTAACGAAGAGGAAATGTTTGAACAATTCGGACAAGATCCTCTATTTGAAATTGCTCGTAAGGCAATGGATATTGAAAAAGAGTTAGCAGATAACACAAGTTTAACTGCTGTTCTTAAACAAGCCAAAAAAGATTCTTGCGAAGCAATTCGAAACCTTATTTCCACAACCCCTACTAAGGTTGAAGAAATGCGTAAGTTACAAAATGATGCAAAGATTTATTTTTTACTTACGGAATACTTAAAACAACAAATCGAGCGTGGAATACTTGCTGAAAAGATAATCCATGAAGAAGATTTAAATAAATAACAAAGGAGACATTATGTCTGATGAGATCACCCAAGAGGGCATCTCTCAACCAGAAGTAGTTGAGAAAGCCCCCATTTCTGTTAACAGACCTCATAGGGAAGTTACAGAAGAAATAAAACCACAAGATCCTACTGAAAAGAGAGATCTTGAAAGAAGTTTAAATAATCCAAGAAGTGACACACTAATGGATATTATTAAAGCACGAAAGGAACAACTTAAAGAGGAAGTTCCAGAACAATTTGAATCAAATGAAGGAAAAGAAGAAGTTGAAGCGAAACCCGATAGCGAAGGTATTGATGAAAACGAACCTCTTCCAGAATCAGATAATTCCGAACAAGAAGAAGAAGACAAGGAACAAACTGAAGAACCTTCTGATGAGCCAGTTGAAGAAACTAAACCTGTAGAAGAAAAATTTACTATTAAAGTAAACGGACAAGAGAAACAAGTAAGTAAAGACGAATTGATTCGTATGGCTCAAATGTCCGATTCTGCTACACAAAAGTTTCAAGAAGCAGCCACAATGAAAGCCCACGCTGAAACATTGGCTCGATTAAAACAACAAGAAGCAGAAAAAGCTACACCTGAGAAAAAAGCTGAACCTGAAATAGATGATGAAGAATTAAATAAACTTGTTCATGATATACAGTTCGGTGAAGGTGATAAAGCAAAGAATGCTTTAAAGAAAGTATTAGCAACTCGCAACACTCCTCAACCACAACAGATTGATGAGATGGCGATTGCACGACAAGCAGCAGAACAAGCTACACATCAAGTTCAAAAACAAGTTGCTTTCGATAACCTATTAAAAGATTTGGGACAAGAGTTCCCAGATGTTTTTAACGACCGAAACACTACCTACCTTGCAGCACAATATGTTCATGAAATGAGAGCTGCTGATGCCCAAAGTGGCAACCAGCGATCAGACCAGGATCTATTTAGGGAAGCATGTAAGGCGGTTCAAGATTGGTCAAAATCACGACTGTCCGAAGCTGATAGTTCAAAACCAAAAGCTAAACCTAAAGTTTCAACAAAAAAAGTTGAAGCTAAAAGGCAAAGCACCGATGTCGTAAAACCATCCACAACAAATACAGCAAGTATTGGCGAGGATACTCCTCCTCCACCTACTAAATCTGAAATTGTAAATATGATGAGAAAAAAACGAGGTCAATTTACTTATAACTAATAACTTAAGGAGAACATTATGGCTCAAACTTGGGGCACTAATAGTGCAGGCGGATTCATGTACTCTGACGAATTGTCAGACGTACTTCGCATGGCAGTTCAACCGATGGTGAAGTTCAGACAATTTTGTGATGCTAAAGATGCGACCAACAAAGGTCTATCTAAAGGTGACAAGTTCAACTGGAATATCTACTCTGATGTAGGTACTGCAGGTACAACTTTAACTGAAGGCACGGCAATTCCTGAAACTGCTTTCACAGTTGAACAAAATCAATTAACAATTACTGAATATGGTAACAGCGTTCCTTATAGCTCTAAGCTAGACGACTTATCAAAACATTCAGTAACTGAAGTAATCAATAAAGTTCTAAAGAACGATGCAAAGAAAGCATTTGACGGAGCAGCACATGCTCAGTTTCTTGCTTCCCCTTTAGCTGTAGTACCAACTAGTGGTACTTCAACTTCTGAGGTCACTTTAGATGATGATGGAACAACTACTGTAACTAACAATGTTGCAATGGGTAAAGATCATATTAAATCAATTGTTGATATTATGAAGGAAAGAAATATTCCTGCGTATATTAGCGATGATTATTATGCAATTGGTCACCCTTCAACTTTTAGAGGTGTAAAAGACGATTTAGAGTCTGTACATCAATATACAGATGCTGGTTTCCAAATGATTATGAATGGTGAAATTGGTAGATACGAAGGTGTTCGATTTATCGAACAGACTAACATTACTAAAGCTGCAATGGGGACACCCGCTGGGGCTTGGACTAATGGATTATCTAATGGAGCATATTTCTTTGGCGCAGATACTGTAGCTGAAGCAATTGCAATTCCAGAAGAAATGCGTGGTAAAATTCCTACTGACTATGGACGTTCTAGAGGTATCGCTTGGTACTATCTAGGTGGCTTTGGTCTAGTTCACGATACTGCTGCACAAGCAAGAATCGTACATTGGGATTCTGCTACATAAGAATCATTGGAGGGAGTGCTTCGGCACTCCTTCCATCTTTTTATAAAGGATACAATTATGCAACCAAAAAAATTACAAAAGAATTCACTTTCTGGAACAACTAAAGAAGCATTGGCTCATGATAAGGGCTATGTAAAATTAGATGATGAAGAGAATTTTGACAACGATCCTAAAGGTGCTCGACTTAAAGGATTAGACCATTCTGGCTTCATTAATAGAAGTCATTTTGCAACAGAGCGATAATTTTAAACGGAGGACTAAATCATGCCTAAATCAGGAATGAAAGACGCTACTGGATACAGTATGAAAAAACGTAACGACACTACAGATACAGGTGGAGACGCTTTAGGACAAGGCACTTCTACACCTAAAAATCCACATGGGTTTAACAAAGCACTAGCTGGAAAATCTGAATCAATTTTAAAATCAGGATATTCAGCAATGGGTAAAATGAAAGATACTGGCTCAGACGGAATGGATCCAGCTTAATCGCTGGGTCTATCCCATTTTTTTAAAAGGAACTTAAATGAATTATCATCAACTAACTGCTGACAAAGCAACTGAAGGTAGTGTGCGTAATTATGTTAATCAGAATGTTCCTGTCGCAATTTTAATTCGTCAAGCCGAAAGTTATTTATTTAGAAGATTAAGAGTTAGAGATCAACTTACAACTGTAAGTGGAACTATAGCATCTGGTGATTCTACTGTTACATTACCAACAGATTACTTAGCAGCAAAACAAATTAAATTAACAGGACCAAATAATTCTGTATTAACTAGAAAATTACCAGAAGCATTACAAGCAAGTATTACTTATTCATCTGGCAGTACACGAACTACTGGAGTACCTACTTCATATTATACTGACGGATCTAATATTGTTTTTGATCTTGTAACAAATGCAGCATACACATATGAAATGATCTATTTTAATGAACCAGCACCTTTAACTTCAAGTAATGCTACAAACTTTTTAACTCAAAGATACCCAAGAATGTTGTTAGCAGCAACCTGTGCTTTTGCTAATGAATATTTAAAAGATGATGCTGAAAAACAATATTGGATGGCTATTGCTATGGGAGAAATTGATCAAGCAATGCGTGAAAGTGACTTTGAAAGACAAGGCACATTATTAACAGTAGCAACAGGATAAGGATTTATTTATGGCTTCATCATTTACAACAAATTTAGATCTAGAAAAACCAGCACCGGGGGATCAAGCTAATGCTTGGGGGTTAACTTTAAATTCAAATTTTGATTCAATTGATACTGCAATTTCATTGAAATACGCAGGAACACCACAAGGTAATTTAGCTGGTTCTTTTGTAGGTCAAATAGCAGTTGATACTTCTAATAATATTATTTATATTTGTACAACTGCTGGAAATATTGGTGCATCAGTTTGGACACCATCAAATCTTGCAGATTCTACGATTGCACTAACTGGGGATGTGACAGGATCTTCTTCATTCTCAAATGGCAATGTATCTATAGCTACAACCTACGCAACCAGCCCAGTCCCAAGTGGAATAATTTCAATGTTTGGAGGTACTTCCGCACCGACTGGCTATCTACTTTGTGATGGGACAGCAGTAAGTAGAACAACTTATGCTGACCTATATGCAATTATTGCCACAAATTTTGGATCTGGTAATGGAAGTTCAACTTTCAATTTGCCTAATTTACAAGATAAATTTCCTATAGGAAAAGGATCCACTTATTCATTAAACAATACTGGAGGAAGTTCTACTTTCACACCAGCAGGAACAAACGGAAGTATAACACCTAGCGGAACTGTATCCGTAAGTGGAAGTACTGGTTCACATACATTAACGGAATCTGAAATCCCAGCACACTTTCACTATACTGCAAATACAGATAACAATTTTGCAAATGGTAATGAGTTACAAAACAATACAAGCTGGACTTTTACTGCTCGTTCATGGGGGGGAGCAGGAAACAATGACTATATTTTATATGCATCAAACAACAATTCATCTAATCTCGCTGGTAAATCAAGTTCTGTTGGTTCCAGTAGTAGTCACCAACATACAAGTAGTGGATTAACAGCTTCTTTTAATGGGAATGGAGTTACACCTTCGTTTACAGGAACTAGTGGAGCAAGTCTGCCTCCTTATGTATGTGTAAATTATATTATTAAAACTTAGGAGTTTCTATGTCGAGTACTAATACAACAAATTTAAATTTTACAAAACCAGACGTTGGTTCAGAATCAAATAACTGGGGAAATTTATTAAATACAAATTTTGATGAACTTGATAAGGCTCTTGGACAAATTCTTTCAAAGAGTGTTGGTGGTAATTCTGATATCTCTTTATCATCATCTGAAAGTCAATACGCAGTTTTAGAATTAACTGGAACATTAACAGGGAATATTAGTGTCCGAACGTATAATGATAGTTCTCGTCCTTACATCGTATTTAATAACACAGGCGGAGCATATACATTAACATTTAAAACAGCAAATGGTACTGGAGTTGAAATAACACAAGGACAAAAAAATATTATTTATTCTGATGGAACGAATATGGTTTTAGCTGTTTCAACAGGTAATCTTTCAAGTGCAAGAACAATAACTCTTTCAGGAGATGTCACAGGTTCAGTTTCAACAGACTTCTCAACTAACCCTACTATCACAACAGCAATTGATGCTGGAGTTATAGTTGATGCAGATGTTAATTCATCGGCTGCAATCGATGCAACAAAAATTGCAAACGGAAATGTTTCTAATACTGAATTTCAATATTTAGACAATTGTACAGGAGAGATTCAAACACAAATTAATGCAAAAATAGATGGGTCAGCTTTAAATGCAAGTAATCTATCATCAGGAACAGTACCTGACGCTAGGTTTCCAGCAACCCTACCGACTGCAAGTGCAGCTAATTTAACAAGCATACCTGCTGGGAATCTTACTGGTACTGTAGCTGATGCAAGAATTTCAACTTTAACATCAAGTAAATTATCTGGTGCGTTGCCTGCAATTGATGGTTCTGCGTTAACAGGTATAGATCCTGCTCCTTCTTCTACTTCAGCAATTGGTGCAATTAGAGAAGTATGTCTTTATGCAAGTTCTGGTACTACCCCATCTGGAACATTAACTCAGGGTGCAACAATAACTCCGAATACTTGGTCTTCTGGCAATACTTATGTATCAGATGCTCCAGAAGAAAAGACATCAAACAATTCCGCTTATAGAGGTTTTTATCAACAGGGTACTTTTGCAATTCAAAGTAAAACAAGAAGTAGTTTAACTGGAACTTGGCAAATTATTGTTCCACCTACTTATAAGACTGGCTCAACAGGCGGGGGTAGTGGTTATAACTGGGCCACATCATCAGCCGGATTAATGCAAAGGATTTCATAATGGCATTATCATCATTAACAATAGCACCAGGAATAGTAAAAGATGAAACGGAATTTTCTCAAGAAGGCAGATATATTGATGGTGATAAAGTTCGTTTTAAAAATGGATTACCAGAAAAAATAGGTGGATGGTCGAAGCTATCCACAACAGCATTAACTGGTGTTCCTCGTTGTTTATCTGCATGGTCAACAAATGATCAAACAGATCTTATTGCAGCTCTTACAACTGAAAGATTTTATGTATACAAAAATGGATATTTAAATGATCGCACACCTTATCGAATTAATGGAACTGGAACTTTAACTAATAAAATTTCAACAACAAATGGTTCTGCAATAGTTTCAATTGAACACACTACTCATGGATTAGGAGAAAATGATTGGGTAAAACTTTTTAATGTTACAATCAACAATGTAACTTTAAATGGTGACTTTCAAGTTGATACTATTACTGATGCAAATAATTATAAAATTACTGCTTCTACAAACGCAGACACAACAGCGAGTGGGGTTGGTGGAAGTTTAAGTTATGGTTATTATATGGCAGTTGGAAACACTTCTTCATTCGCATCTTTTGGGTATGGAACAGGAACTTATAACCAAGGCACTTACGGAACAGCAAGAACCTCTGGTTCAGGAATTACACTTTCCCTTAAAACTTTTACAATGGACAACTGGGGTGAAGATTTAGTTTTTTGTCCAAGTGGAGATCGTCCATATTATTATGATGCATCAACTGATGCGTCACAAATTGTAAGTGCAAATACTCCTGATAATAACCAAGGGATTGTTGTAACCGAACAAAGACATTTAGTTTGCTTTGGGGCTGATGGCGATCCAATGAAAATTGCTTGGTCTGATCAAGAAGATTTTACAACATGGACAGCAGCTACGACAAATGACGCTGGAACAAACCTTTTATCTGGTGGCACAATTATGGTTGGAGGTAAAAGATTAAGAGGGGGTAATGTTTTATTATGGTCTGATACTACAACCTTTTTAATGCAATATACAGCAGACACTTTAGTATTTAACTTTAATATTGTTGGTACAAACTGTGGATTGATTGCACCTAAAGCATCTGTAGAAGTTGGTGGATTATCATTCTGGATGAGTAAACAAAATTTCTTTATGTATGATGGTTATTCTAAAAAATTAGATTCATCTGCTATTGAAAAATATGTATTCAATGATTTTAATTTTGATCAAAGATCAAAAGTATTTGCTGCTCATAATTCAAAGTTTGATGAAGTGTGGTGGTTCTATCCAAGTGCAAGTTCCTCTCATAATGATCGTTATGTAATTTATAATATGAAAGATCAAAGCTGGTCTGTTGGTCAGTTAGATAGATCATGTTGGATTGATGCCCCTACTTGGGCTTATCCACTTGCTTCAAATGAACTTGGGGATAGTTATATTTATGAACATGAAAAAGGTACTGATGCCGATGGTTCAGTATTAGATTCAAGTATTAAGACGGCTCCAGTAGATATTGGAGAAGGTGATTCAATTGCAGACCTATTTGGCTGGATTCCAGATTTTGAAGATCAAACGGGTGATTTACATTTAACAGTAGATTTAAAAGACAAACCAAATTCAACTGTTGAAACAATTGGACCATATGCAATTAAATCAACTACAGAAAAAATAGATATGCGTAATAGTGCACGATCTTTAGCTTTTACAATAAGAAGTAATGAGTTAGGTGGACATTATCGTATGGGTAAAAATAGAATTGATATCGCTCCTGCAGGAAGACGAAGATAATGGCAAAGCGAGGATTGTTTTTAGGATCATCCCCAAAAGAATATGATCAAAGATATACAAATGATGTTTCTTCAAAAATAGAAGAAATTGTTAGACAGCTTTCTTTAGTGAGTAAGGAACCTTACGTCACTAGTAATTCAACAGATACACGAACTTTTGATGTATCAACAACAACTTTAACAGAAATAGCAAATGTAGTGGCAACACTAATTGCAGATTTAAAAAATAGAGGAGTACTAAAATAATGGTAACACCAGTACAAAATATGGGACCGACAATGGTTCCACCACCAGGGAATGTTGGGGCAATGCCTCCAGATCCTGCTGGGCAAAACATGCAACAATTTGCAGAAGCAACAGGACGAGGCGGAGATAAAATATTAGGACACTTAACTCCAGGGGAAATCGTAATACCTATGGATGCTCAAACCGAAGAAGTAATAGTGGCAGTAAGGGATGCTTTTGAAAAAGCAGGAATGAACCCACGAGAATACGTTGTAGGGGATGCAGAAAATAGAATTAACCCACAAACTGGGAATCCAGAATATTTTAGTTGGAGTAGTCTTAATCCGTTTAAAAAAATAAAAAAACTAGGAAAGAAAATTAAAAAAAGTAAATTTTTAAGAACTGCAATTCCTTTAGTAGCTTCTATGTTCTTACCAATGTTAGCACCAGCACTAATGGCTAATCCTCTAATGGCTGCTGGGATAAACTATACAACTAATAGACTTGTTGGTAATGATCATAAATCAAGTTTAATGGGAGCAGCAATGGCTGGAGTTGGAACTGGAGTAGCAAATAAAGCGGCTGGGTCAACCTTCATGGGAGGGGGAGCAGAAGCTGGAGCCTCTACAAATTTCTTAACTGGAGCACCATCACCTCAATTGGATCCAATTAATACTATGACTGCAGGTGATGCTGGAGCCAATATATTTGGATCTGGAGTAACTGGCGGAGCTACACTCGCTCAGACACCAGTTATACCTTCCTCTACTCTTGGAATGGAAGCATCAATGGTTGGAGCAGGAGCACCAACTCTTGGAGCAGCCCCTGCTGGTGTAGTAACTGGAGCGGCTGGTCAAATGGCTGGAAGTGCAACTGGTGGAATGGCACAAGCTGGAGCAGATGAAGCAGATAAACAAAAACAATTAGCGGAAGCGGCAATGGCTAAATTCAATAAACCTTTACCTCAATTAACTGAAGATGAGTTAAGGGAATTAATGAATGATCCTCTGAACAGAGATGTGAGTGGAGGAATTTACGAATACGCATAATGATAAGACTAGCCCTTAAAGAAGATGTGATTGATATCTTCATATTGTTGGAAAAGATGCATTCGGAAGCGAAAACATCTTATCCTCCAATTAATCAAGAACGAGCAGTTAATTATATTTCCCAGCATGTTTCAAATAAAATGTGTTGGGTTAGCCAAGATAAAACTGGAAAACTAAATGGAGTCATTGGGTGTTACTGGATGAATATGTGGTTTTCAGATCAAGGCGGATTATATGATGCGTTCTTTTATGTTGACTCTTCCGTTCAAAAGACAGGAGTTGGCAAAAAATTAATTAAGAAACTTAAAAAGTTTTCTAAAAAAAATAAACAACCTTTAATAATGTCAGTTTTAGATGGCAGATATATTGAAGCAAAAGACAAATTTTTTAATGAAGCTGGTTTTCAAAGGGCTGGTGGAATTTACACATTAAAATTATAAGGAGATACTATTATGTGCATGGGCGGTGGAGGTCAAAATCCAATTTCAACATCGGTAACAGAAATACCAGATTGGTTGAAGGATGCGACTCAAAAAAATATTACAATGGCGGATACCATAGCAGGTACACCATATACAAATTATAAAAGTGCAGATCCAACAAAACGATTTGCAGACAGAACTGGTTTACAAACCAAAGGGGTAGACTATTTAAAAAATATGTACGACCCAAATACTGGAAAGTTACGTCCAGATGGTACACAAAGAGTTGATGATGCGATGTCGCAATTAAAAACTAATGCTGCTGGTGGTATTAGAGAAATAGGTGG